CTGCAGGGACCATGAAGGTCCGCACGGGCACATCAGTAGCAGGGTTCGGTGCGGTGGCTTTGTCGTACAGTTTGACGAATCGGGCGGCTGCTGCCACGTTAGCGATGTTCACGGCTCCCACAGACGCGGGGCCTGCCTTCAGGAGCGTTGCGTTGGTGGTAGCTGCACAGACTACGTGGTAGTGAGACTGCTGCCCGACATTAGGGTCGAGAGTTTGTGTTACTGCTGCTGCCATGGGGTTCCTTAATGGAGTATGAGTTTCACTAGGAACTCTTTGAGTCCCACAGCGTTTAATACAAACACAACCCCCCCACCATACAAGGCGTACTTAATCTGGGTCAGGGTTTCCTTGATGGCATTGAGACTTGTGCCAAAAGCAGTTTGGGTTTCGTGGAGAGTCTTGATGGTCTCATCCTGAACATCTGCACGAAACTCAAGTCGGGAGACGCGATTATCAATGTCGGCCATTAAGGTTCTACCGGTTGGGCCTTGGCGATGATCTGAGTCTTGATACCAGAAGCTTGGGTGTCCCCGAACCAGAAGTGAATCGCACCGAGCCATGCAGTACCTAAGGTACCAACGAGGGTGTAAAGGATCGCCTTGTTATCGTCAGGGACATGAGTCAGCATTAATGCCGCAATGAGACTGAAGAAACCAGCGGTGATAAAGAGCGTGAGGGCTGCAGGGACCCAAGACTTGTTGCTCTTCTGCATATCACGAGCACCTTGGACATCTTGGACCTTCAGGGACTCAAGGGCTTCGGTATCCTTGAATCCAAGGGAAGCCATCTGAACCTGAAACTCCTGATCAGCCTTTCGGACATTAGCGAGTTGTTCTGGAGTTGCACCGCTAATAGCTCCAGCCAGAGCATCCTGACGTTGAGCCTGGGTATCATTGGAACCTGGAGTAAGTCCAAATACCCTTTCCAAAGCGGATACTGCAGTACCAGCTAGGGGACCGCCAATACAAGAGGCGACCGTGGGTGCCAAGTTAGCTACTGCCCCACCTACATCTGACCAGTTCATACTGTGGTCCCCTGAGTGAAATTTGCACCTAGAAGGAACTCAGCCATCTCCCCGTCTCTGCGCTTGGTTAGTCCAGCCATCACTTTGCCTGCAGCCATGTTCCACTTTAGGAACTCTTGTGAAGCTCCTTCGATGTCACCTGAGTTCAGCTTCTTGAGCAGAGTCGAGTGATCCAGGTTCCCACGGCCTACGTTGTACGTGAAGGAGATGAGAGCGGCCTTCTCTTCGTCAGTGAGCGGTATCTTGCACTCGGAGTCAACGAAGGCTCCAAGGGCTTCTACACGAGCCTCAAGGTCAGCATCAGCTTGTACCTGGGTCCATACGGTCCCTGGGCCAATGTTGGGTCCGGTTGCCCCATAGCCAATGGTCCATGGTGCAGAGCCGGTTGCAGGGTCAGGGTATGCCTTGAGACGGCACCCTTCGAACTGCTTGATTAGATTAGTGGCGTCAATACACCATGTCATTGTTATTCCTTACTTTGGAGTGAAGCAGAAAGGGATTCGGTTGTCAGGACCTCGTGAGGCTTCCATAGCAGGAAGTAAGGTGTCACCGTTCAGTGCCCACCAGACCTTGTAGCCGAGCTTCAGGCCACTCGAGTTGGTGTTGCAGAAGTAACGGTTATCCTTGGTGTGTGCTTTGAACTCCGTGAGGGTCCCTGAGGAATCCCTAGTACACACATCGATGACCCAATCCTCGTGGACGTAGGGGATACCAAGGGGCCAATAGCAGAAGCCATACGCTGGATTACGCCAGAGCCACTTGGTACGGTTCCACCACTTAGAGTCAGTAGCTAGGAACCCTGGGTAACCATCACGGACCCCTGCATCCAAGGGGGCATCCTGAGTCTGGAACCAACAGAGCCAGTCCGGGAGGTAGCCATCGCCCTTACAGAAGAGAGCAACCACCGGAGCTAGGACGTAGGCAACCAAGGTGAACAGGAGGTTCGCTAGGACCTTGAGGTAGTAGGTCATGCAGAGTCCTTGATAATCGCCATGTCTCCCACATCAGGCTCAAGGGACTTCTGGCAGTGATCCTTCTGGAGGTAGTTCAGGAGCTTGCAGAGGACACAGCCCCAACGTTTCCCTTCGTTCATCGCCTTGTCAGCACGGCTCGAGATGGTCTCCCTAGGGTCACCAAGGAGGATTGCGTTGGTCAGTTCGTCCAAGGCAACCAAGAGGTTCCATAGGTACTTCTTCATGGGGTATCCAAGGGGAACTTAGGGATCAGACCCGGGAGGTCAGAGGCCGTTGGGAACGCCTTGGTCCCTGCTTGAACCTGGGCTAGGTACGCATAGCACGCAGCCCATACATCAGACCGCCATGAACGGAACGCTTGGCCTTCAGACTGGAACTTAGGAACCGTAGGCTCATCGGCATAGGTCACGGCAGTCGTGATGTTGTCGTAGCCGTAGCCTTGGGCCTTGGTATCCATGAGACCTTGGACTGTGGAGACTAGGGAAGCCTGGAGGGCTGCAGGGGAGACTTGAGGGACCGTTGCGGTGTTCCCTAGGGATGCCCATGCGAGGTAGGCGATCCAATCGGTATTCTTAGGGTCCTGGGGGATGAAGGCTCCATCGGAGTCCCGAACTACACCGCCTAGCGGAGTTGCTGTATACGTCATTGATTAAAGCTCCGCACTTACCGTTATATAGGTGGTAGCGTCCACGGTGTTGAACTGCACGGTATCCAATGCGGTTACAGTGGTGTTGATAGCGGTAGCAGTAGTGCCAGTGCTTACAACCCCCGGCTGAGAACAGTTGCTCACGAACCATGTGCCCACCTTTGTTACCGTGGGGGAGGCTCGCTTGGGTACCTTATAGGGAAGTGTCAGCGAGACGTTGGCTGAAGCTTTCGCGTATGTCTGGACGATGATGTCGTTTGCCCCAGAGCCGCCTATCTGCTCGTAGTACCGCTGGCACAGATGTAATTGCTGCCCATACAGAAGATACTCAAACGGAGAAGCAACTGACCCCGATTCCAACTGAACAAGGCTAACGGTCCCCCCAGTGAATCTCAGGGTAACGTTGGTGTTGGCTGTAAGGGTTGCTTGGGCACCCTTGGCGATACTGGTGCCCCCGAGGGTTGCCGTAGCGGTACCAGTCCAATTAAGCGTGTAGGTACCTCCGGCAATGTTGTTACCCTCAATGACCTGTTCCAGACCCCCTGCAGGAGCGGTCACGATGTTCCCGTTGCCTGAAGCTACGAACGTGATGTTCTGCCCGCTTGTAACTACTCGCCAACGGTCTAGGGTGTACTGGTTAGACGTACTGGTGTTTGTACCGCTGACATAAGCACGCTGGTTAACCTGGAAGTTACCGTTGATTACCTTGTTCTTACCTGCCAGAGACGGGGTGAAGCTCGATGCCAAGGTGGCCGAGGCTGCCGCAGCCGTAGCACTGGTCGAAGCAGCCGTAGCGAATCCCGAGGCATTCGTAGCGCTCGTGGAAGCGTTGGAAGCCTGAGTAGTAGCAATGCCTGCCTGGGTGGTTGCCGTAGTTGCAGAGCCAGCCGCGGAGGTAGCCGAGTTGGAACTATTGGTGGCCTGGGTAGAAGCCGTGGTTGCCGAGGCAGAGGCATTCGTAGCGCTCGTGGAAGCCGAGGATGCGCTAGTGGAAGCCGAAGATGCTGAAGTAGCCGCAGCGGTTTGACTGGCTCCAGCATTGGTTGCTGCAGTCGTCGCTGTGGAAGCTGAGCCACTAGCCGAGGTTGCACTAGCAGCGGCACCAGAGGCACTTGAGGCTGCAGCAGTAGCAGAACCCGAGGCAGCAGTAGCAGCGCTGGTTGCAGTGGTAACAGCGGCATTCGCCGCAGCCAACGCGGTGTTAGCCTGGGACAGAGTGTCGTTGGCTTCCTGAGACAGCGTTGCTACGTTAGCCTCAGAGATCGCAGCGTTATTCGCAGCAGCAATGGCATCCGAGGAAGCCTGTTGAGCCTGAGTGTTCGCAGCGGTAACCGTGGCTACCTGAGACTCCAACTCATCCAGCAGGGCATCCGTGGAGTTCACCTCAGGGGCCACTGCGGTCCCATAGAAGAAACTAGATTGGGAATCGCTCATTAGTAATCCATGTTGTATGCGGGGGCAATCTGCTGTGCGCTTTGCTCCATGTCTGTCTGATTAGCCTGTTCGACCAGATCACCGAAGAGAGAAGTGAAGCGAGCCTCGAAAGCAGTCACCCGGTCATCCACGAAGTAATCCGTGGCATACGACAGGGCTGCATAGAGGAGCAGGTCAGATGCGACCGTAGAGAAGAGATTGGTATCTGTATCGTTGACCAGAGACGGCTGCGAAGCGTAGTAGACCAAGTAGACTTCTTGGCCTGGGGATACCGCAGGCTTCAGCATGTACGACGCACCGATACGACAGTAATACTTGGGGTCCCCAATGTTCTTAGGGAGCCTTAGGAAGTGCCCGATGTCCTTGTTCTCCAACAGGTGACAGCCTGTATAGAGGTACTTCATCTGCAGGAAGTCCACAGGGATGATGATGGCATCGGTAGCAGGATCTTCGTTCCCTGTGACTACCGAGGACTTCTCCATACCAGGGATACGAAGGGTTCGCTCAATGCGAGTCTGGGCTTGGT